AAACACTGCTGTAATTTGGTAGCTTTAGAGTTACCCTCTCCTATGACAGAAATTGACCCTGCTGTGCTTACGCCTGTTAATGTATCGGTTTTTAATGTTGAGGTCATTATCACTTACTCTCTTTCTTTGGTTCAACAATAACTTTACCATCACTGTCAGTCCAATCTGTACCATTGTCTTTCATGTGTGGGTCATGTCTTCTACCAATAACCATCCAAGATATTGTATCTGTGCAAGAGTTATCTTGTGCTGTAATTGTTAAAGTGTTACCACTTACTGACCCTTTGATTGCAGTCCAACCACTTTCATTACTTGTAAAACATTGTACATCTGTGTTTAACGCTATAAAAGTTCCCTCTGTCATTCCTGATACAGTATCTACATTTACTGTTGCACTTCCACTAGATAATGTAACCTTGCCACGATAAATGTTTGCAGCTTCTGGTGCTTCAACAAATGAATGTACTAGGTAGTGTGTATCTTTTTTGGATTCAAGAGGATGGTCAATCTTAAAAGAACCAGATGATTTTGATAAAACTCCATTGGCAGTTATTGATGCGTTAGCTCCTGCACTAGTGCTTCCTATTCTGAGTGCTTCAGAAAAACCTGTAATTAAAATACCGTCATCTTGGGTTATAATAGTCCCTCTTTGTCCTGAGAACGCATCTGCTGTTGGTGTTCCTATTCTTACATTGCCACCTGCTGACATATCAATACGCATGGCATCAACACCAGAGCCACCATCATTCCCTCTAAAAACTATGTCACCATCTTGGATACTTGAAACAATCTTTAAATCATTACTATCTTTAAAAAATTGACCATAAGCTGTGCCACCATCTTTTAGTATAATGTCTGTACCATCTGCATCAAGAATAATGTTACCTGCTACATCAAGTGTTAAGTCACCTGAGCTAGTTTGATTTGCTATTTCATCTACTTCTATTTTGCTCATTAGACTATCACCCAAGTGCCTTCAACTTTTACTACTGCATTTGTGCCTATAGTCACCACCCCTGCACTCATGGCATTATTGGTAGAATCTATTGTGAGTGAGTTGCTTATGGTTTGTTCGTGCTGTCTAACAACGGCTTCATAACTTGTGTTTTCGCCTACTTTTCCTAAATCAGATTCTGACATTATGTTATCTCCAAAATGCTCATCGTAACGCTCACCTTATCCGCAACGCTACAGTCAATTTCTATCTGGTCACCCGTTTCTAAAACAATTTTACCCCCTGCTAAAATATTCTTACTCTGCCCTACAGCAATAGGAACATCTTTGGCTAGAAATGTTGTTGTGTTTGTGGCTGTTCGACCCCCACCAGATGTCGTTGAAACCAATTTTACTGAAGCTGTGACTTGTGCTGTGTGAACATTAGCAACCATCAGCCCTATTACAATTGTGGTTGTACTTGAAGGGGTAGTATATAAATCCTCTGGTGTTCCGCTTGAAGCAGGCATGACATCGTGACTAACTACCTTGAATGTGTTTGCCATATTTTTTTCTCCTTTATCCTAAAGCAATCGCCAAAGGAAGTGCGTTTGGGTCTGCTTCTGTTATTGCAACTCCACTTGGTAATGTAACTGCGTTTGTTGATGTGTTCACACTAAAAAGCGTTAAATTATCTGAACCATCATTTATTTTTAGAGTAAGGGTGTTTGTGCCTGTTGTATCAACCCATATTGTACCTGCTACCGCTGAACTTGGTGCTGAAGTTCCGCTATGTGCTGAGTTTATAGCTGACAAAATATTATTCAATTCCGTTCTAAAAGAACTAAAACCTTGATTTGCTAAACTTACATCTGAAACCTGTGCCATGATTTTTTATACCTTTTTCCTGTTAACTTTGCAACCCATATCCTTTTGCGATGTAATCAAAAGTCCTATCAACTGCACCCCCACTAGAGTTTGCAAACGCTATTGTGAACCCACTAACTGTCTTGGAACTTATTGTAAAAACATCACCAGTAGCCATATTTTGTGCGGAAACGCCAATAGCAGGGACTGCATAAAAAGGGTTAGTATACGTTATTGCTTTGCTTCCGCTTGATGTTGCCACATTACTTTCCGCAAACGTTCTTTCTTCCATATTTAACTTTAAATCAATTTGCTTAACATTACTAGATGTTTGGGAGTCGTCATTGGTTAACTTTAAACGAAACTTTGCAAACTTAAATTTGAATGTTGCCGACTGTGTTATATCTTGAAAGCTTGTACAATCCGCTAAAGCTGTTGTTGAAGTCGCTATCTGTACTCTATGAAAAGCGTGTATTTGTTCTGTTCCGTCAAATGGTGCTTTTGCTTCATCGAATAATAAAGACCCTCGACCACTATCAAACAAGTCATAAGGGTTTTCTGCATCTAGGGTTATTGATGGTTCTACGTTTCCATCATAAATTTGAGTTAATGAAAGAGAATTACTAAAATTGTAAAACCCTTTTGCATCTCTATTTACAGTATTGAAGTTTGGGTTTGACGTTGTATCCGTTCCCCCTAGTTCAAAATCCCCTTCTACACTATCAAAGTTCCCTACAGTATCGTCAAAATCAGTTACTGTATCTAAAGCTAAAACTGTATCACCAGAAGCATCTATTTTTACAGCTAAAGGGAAAGAAGTATCCATTTGGTCTAAAGCCGTGAAAATATTGGGTGTTTCTGTAAATGTTGAAACAGTTTGATAAGCCTGTATAGCTGAAATATTAGTGGTCACGATTGTCGCTTCTGCGGATGTATTGCCGTTTTTATCTACTGCTTTTATAAGATATGAACCCACTCTAGCAGGAACTATAGCATTATCACATTTTCTTCTAGGGCATCTCACTAGGTTTGTGGAGTTTAGCCAATTAGCACCAGTTGTAACATTTTGATAGCGTATCTCATAAAAAGAGATGTCTAGGTCACTATTAGCAAAAGGTGGCGTCCATGTTAGCTTTAAATGGTTTTGACCATGCAACTCAACCCCAAAATCTTCTACATTGCTTGGCGGTTCAACACCCCCTACTATCGCCCTAGTTGTTGAGATAAACGTACTCTTTGAGCCTATGGTATTAACTGCCCTTGCTCTAACTTGATAGGTTGCACCATCAATCACGTTCAGATGTTGGTATTCTAGTATTTTTCCGACTGCTATTTCTCTAAACGAATCACTAACAGCGTTTCCATCTGGGTCTAATGTTTGTTTTATTTGCACCTCGTAATTATCAACAAAAAGGTCTGTTGATGCTCCAATAGTAATTAACATTCTAGTGATAACTATACCATCCGCATACTCTACTAATTCATCTCCTAATGTAATACTTGCAGGAGGTTGAACTGAAAAAGGATTAGGAAGCGTTGTATCTGGTATTGTTGCCACTTCTTGTTGTGTACCGAATGTATAGAAACTATCTTGATGCTCTGAACACTTTAAACTTACTGTGTGGTCTGTGTTTATTGACATTCCCTGCACTCTGAAGGGTTTTGCTGAGAAAGCAGGGGTTGCATGGGTTATATTCACAATATCCCCTATGGCTAGGTCTAAGGCTGTGGCATCTGCTTTTAGTGATATATCTAGGCTAGTTCTGGAACGTCTTAATATTATTTCTGCCATTTCTTGTGCTTGGTATGGACTTGTAAACATAGAAAAGTCAAATCTGCCTTCTAGTAAAAGACCCCCATCAGCAGTTTTCATGGTTGCGTGTTGGTCTGCGGAAGCTAAACCTGTTTCGTCTACTGGTGGAAACTGTGCTGTGTCTGACTGATAATTCTTGCTTGGGTTTATAAAGTTCACAATAACCCTGTTATATCGTGAGTTCTTGTTTTTACTCTGAACTGTAATACCGCCTATTATATTGTCTTCTGTGAGCGTTATAGACGCTGACCCTGTGCTTTCGACCAATATATTGTATTTACCACCAGAAAAGTTTAGAAACGACCTAGACCCCCTAACAAAGTTTTTGACATTATTTATAGCTTTTACTGACGTATCAACTACTGCGTGGCTGTCCATTAGGTCAATATCACTTGCACCGCTAAAAGGGGTGATATTTGCATCACAAACATCTGTGGCGGTCTGCCAATCCGCAAAGTTAGAATCGAAATAGCTGTTTGTTATCCCCATTCCAAACCTATCGTTTCTGAGATAGTCTAATAGCTGTAATATAGGATTGTCGGAATATTCCCATGTTGAACTTGTGTCTGCTCTATGGCTACCGCTACC